GTACGATTAATAAATTTAATCAGAACTTAGATTCTCAATGAGAACCTTTGTTTCACTAAGTTAACTCGATTGCATTAATTTTTAGCTTGAGCTAATTATATTTTCTTTTGAGCACTTTATTATCAAATTTTAATGATTTATTTATATTAGATAGCATTTATTATTAGATTACTCGCTTAACGAGTAACAGTAGGTGATCTGTAAAAACCGGTTACTTAGACTTGCTAAGTGGTCTTCGTTTTCCTTATAAACGACAGAAAGAAATCTGTAAAACTAGTAGTTCAGACTTGCTGAGCAGTGCGGAAGCGCTTCAAATTAATTCAGAATGGTTACAGGTCTTATAACGAATAATCCTGGTCCGCCCGTGGACCGAAAACCGTACTTGGGTAACGCAATGTACACAAGGAGCGACAGTTACAAGAACGTTGAAATTCAGCAACCAAAAATAGAATCAGCCTTTTGTGATTTTTCTACTGTAAATAACAATGAAAAACTCAACCAGCCACATGGTTTAAAACCGCATATGGGCAACGCAGTATGCATAATGAGCGACAGTTGCAATACAAATTTAGATAGCGTAAATATTGATGTTACAAAAATTAATAGTTTTAGAGAAATGTATAATTTACATATTGATTCTAACGTATTAGAAGAATTCATCATCTTGATGGATGATCGTTTTAGAGGAATGACGAATAAAGAAGTAAATCAATATGTTTTTTATCATAATAAAATGGTAGCAAAATTAATTAGTGATTTTGGATGTGATTTATATACTTCTGGAGTATTTTTAGATAACATTGACGAGATAGTATTGAATAGTCTTATACGTTTGTGTCAATGTGATAGCGTTTCAGAAATAGTTAATTATAGTATGGTTTTTTATAATAATAATAACTTAGATAACAATGTTGGAAAAGGAAATAAAATAAAAAATGATGGTAATAAATTATTGATCAAAAAGCAATTTAAGAATTGTTACATTTTTTATAATAAAAATAAAAATCTAGTAGAGAGTTTGGAAAAAAATGATTGGGCGCGTAGAGATAGTGCTGTTTTTATATATAAAAATTTTAAAATTAAATATGTTGGTTGCAATAAAAAACAGTGTAAAGAATTTTTTGTCAAAAATAATATTTGTAATGAGTATATGTGCCAAGCCAAGCCAGAAAGAGGAAAAGGAGTGTTGGATACCATATCGGATGTCTCTTCATACGTTATACGTATGTGTGAAGGTTTGACATTTGTTATGGACACTTTAGTTATGCTAGGAACTACCAAAGAACGTATAGAATCAATAACAGGTTTGGGAGATTTGGTAAAACACTTACCTTTAATTTTGAGTTTATTGAGATTTGCTCATAGTTCTATTTCCATGATAGTTAAAGGATTTTCTTCTATGTCTTGGAGTGATTTTATAGAACCGATATTTGATCTAGTTGCTTTATTAGTAAATGGAGCAGATTATGTATTTCAAAGTAAAACAATTTTAGCTTCTGCTTTAGCATTAATTTTGCCAAAGAGTGTATTTAAATGTTTACAACAAATGTATTTGTTGTCATCTAAAAAAATATTGGATGATGATAAATTAATTTTAGAATTGTATAGCACTTTGGATACCATTTTTGATTATTTTAAGTCCATTTTTCCAAGTTTTGTTTTGAAGAATTTTTCATTTCTATTTGATATGTTGAATTTTAAAGAAGCAATTATTGCTGTAAAACTTAAAAATGTGTATGATGAATGGGATAAAAATAAAAGAGTAATGTTAGATCTAGAGTATCGCGAAAAAGTTAAATCACTTAATGAGGAGCTTCTAACTTTAAAAGTAAGAGAAACTTTGGATAGCGCAAAGAGTTATAAAATTATTTTACAAAATCATTTGCGTTTAATGAAGAGTATTTCCGCATATGAATTAAGTTCCCGTGTTGAGCCTTGTTGCTTTGTATTTGAAGGACCTCCAGGTACTCACAAATCTGTTTTCGTAAATAAATTGATACAGGTTTTAGGGAAAACTAATTATTGTCATAAAGTAGGGAATGTAACAGATGGTAAAGATTTTTATGACTCTTACAACAATGAAGAGGTGTTTTTTATGGATGATGTGGGTCAACAAGGTAAATCTCAATGGAGAAATTTGATTAATTGGGTTTCTTCTGTTAAATTTCCTCTTGATTGTGCATCTGTGGATTTGAAAGACACTAAATATTTTAATAGTGAATTAATATTACTGACCACAAATAGATTTATAAATATGGGAGGTTTGTTACAAACTGATTGTATTGATAATATTCAAGCTTTACATAGGAGAGGATATGTTTTTGACTTTAAACATGTTCACTTTGAAAATGGACAATACTATGGAACAATTTATTTTAAAAGGTATAATTTGCAAACACAGCAATTTGAAGAATCTTTTCCATCTGATATGGTAGATTTGTTAAATGAGAAAGAAGTGGATATTAAAACCAGGTATGAATTTGGAACTAGTGGAGATGCGTTAACATGGATGTCAACGATAGTATTAGGATTAAATCAAGTTAAAAAACGTAATTATGTTTCTAATGTTTTGTCAGATAAAGAAGTTTTAAATATTAGGATTAATAACCCTTTTTATGAATGCCAATTTTTCGATAGAACTGTGAGAAACATTATAACGTTTAAAGATATGATTCAAGATCAAATACAGATTATGGTGGGAAAGGTAATGTCTTTTGTTCACCAAATTTTACTTTGTATTAACGATAAAAAGAAAATTGTTGCGCTAGTTTGTGCAGTGTCCGTAGGAGTGTGTCTTATATATTTGTTATATAGAGCTTCTAGATATACGGCACAAGCAAATAATAAGGATTATTCTAGTGATAGTGTTTCTTTATTAGAATACGTTGATTCAAAAATTTTGATAGAAAATAAGGCAGTACATCCCACTCTAGATCAGGTTAGCAAACAAGTCTTCGAAATTGATACTATTAATATGAAAACTGGAAAACCATTTGAAGGGTGTTGTATTATATCGGAGAGATTTGTGATTTTACCACGACATGCTTTATTGAACCAAAAACAATTAAGCATTATTATATACAAAGATAGGCGGACTAATAATAGAATGATTGATATGAGCGTCGTGCCTGTAGTTTTTGAAGATAAAATAAATGACGTAGCGATTTTAAAGTTAAGTGATGGATGGTCAACACCTTTGACTAAATTAGCAAATAGATTTATGCCAAATAATATAGAACCTATAATAGCAATGGCAGTTTGTGGTCGTTTACTTAAGATAGAAGGTTTGGTAGATAAGACTACTTCTGTACCACGATATTATTCAGTTCCTGACGGCTTACAAACTAATGATGCACAATTGCATTATAATCTCTCTAAAAGAGGTTTATGTGGAGCTCCTTTGTTAAGTAGATCGGGTCACATATTAGGTTTTCACGTGGCGGGAAAAGAAATTGGCCAAAAAGGTTTTTCCGTTATGTTTAGTACTCAATGTTTAGAAAATATTTACTCCATTTTGCAAGCCGAGGATAAGGGGTTGAAAATTAAAACACCACTTAGTTATAAAAATTATTTAGATACTAGTGGGGTAAAAATTGATGCAGGAATAAATGTTTTCAATTCGGCTAAAAGTAAAATAGTTAAATCTCCAATGTTTAATGTGTTTCCAAACACACGAGCCCCGGCTGAGTTACAAATTTCAGGTAACCACACAGTAAAAGATATTGCTAAAATGGCAAGAAGTTGCGGTTCTTTTATTCCTTTGGAAGAAATAGAATTCGCAAAGAAATTGCTTAGGTTATACTTGAAACCATTTGGTGATTTGTGTGAAAAAGAGATAATTCTTGGAAATGATTTGCTGGCTCGCTTTAATAAAGATTCTTCTAATGGGTTTTTTGATCTTAAAACAAAACAAGAGTGTTTTGATTACGAAAATGGGACTTTTACAGAGGATTTTAGGAAACGTTATATAGAATTTGAAAGAAAAATAGAGTCAGGTAATATAGAACCGACTGATATTTTATGGATTGAGAGTTTAAAAGATGAACTTAAAAACCAAGAAAAATTGGTACCTCGATCTTTTCGTATAAGTCCAGTAACAGTTCAAGTTGCTACTAAAAAATGTTTTGGAAAAATGGTTGAACACTTAGAACATAATATGTGGAAAAATTTAATTATGATAGGTATAAATCCATTTAAAGATTGGCCCAAGTTATATAACAAGTTTGCAAATGGGCGACAATGGGCAGGAGATGTTTCGAAATACGATAAGAATATGAAAATACAGATACAGGATGCAATATCAGATGTTATTTTAGAATTTTATAAAGGGAAACATCCTATATTAGCTAGTAATTTATTACGAAATATTGGTTATAGCATTGTGCAAACTAATGATGATACTCATATACTAACACACTCTTTATCTTCAGGATGTTATTTAACTTCTTTGTTTAATAGTTTAGTAAATAGGTCTTATACGGCAATGTGGTATTATAGAAATTTAAAACAACATGGGTTCAATCCAAATGTGGATAAGTTTCATATGGATATTGTTGATCCCGTTTATGGCGATGATAGGGTAAATAGTTTACTTAATCCTGCATATGAAAAAATTTTAAATGCGGAAACAATGCGAGATTATTTCGAATCGCTAGGAATGATTTTTACGGATTCTATGAAAAATCCTATTGATTCTCCTTTTATGCCAATTGAGAAAATAACTTTTTTGAAAAGATCCTTTGTTTATCATGGTTTGATTGGGGATATTGTTGGTCCATTAGATAAGAGAACTATTTATAGTAGTTTATCATGGATAATGTTGTCGAATAAGTGTGATACTCAACAAATCTTAATGGACAAAATACACTCCTTTCAGAGAGAAATTTTTTTACATGAGGATACTTACGAGGCGGATATGGAAACCCTAAGAAGCAGTACTGATATGTTAGGTATACAATTTCATGAATTAGATGTAGAATATTTGTTAAGTTTGTATAAGGAGAACTACGATCCTTTTTATCGTAGTAAATTTGGGGTCTTTATATAACTTATTTAGACCTGGTATTGTGTGTTACTTGTAAAAATTTAGGTTTAGATTTGAGAATAGCACAATAGACCATTTAATAAACCAGTTCCGACTGTAGAAGAATAATTTAGCTTCTATTTTATGAATTTAAACAATTATATAAATTAGTATATCAACATTCATTAGTAAATATTTTTCTTCTTTTAGAGTAAAAGATATGGTGGAAAATAAATCCATCTATAGTAAAAAACCAAAAATTAATTCTGTTATAGAAAATTTAGAAATGGACTTTAGCAAGTTATTAGAAAAACCATTCCCAGTTGGGACTGCCACGTGGACTACTTCAAACGTTCCAGGAACAGAAATTATTAGAATTCCTATACCATCAGGTTTTCTAAAAGGTACGTTGGGACAATACCCTTTTTATATGTCAACATTTTATGATATGAATTTATGCGCGATGTTACAAACATCCGGAACTCCTATGCATCAAGGAATGTTATTAGCGGCTGTAATACCACATTACGCTCCTGCTATAACTCATCCTAATAACTTATTATCTGCACCACATGCATTTATGTTTGCTAATGAAAGTACACCTGTTTGCCTTGATTGCCCTATGTATATATCAGCCAATTTAGGAAGATGTTTTGACCCAGCCACTATGATGACCATTCAAGAATATGGCGAACTAAATGTGTGTGATTTAGTAGTTATAGTAGTAAATCAATTGGCAGCTCCTACTGGCGGATCAACGACTTTGAGTGTTAGTATTATGGCAGATTTCAAAGATAGTAGATTTTTTGTTCCAAAACCCGGTAATATGATTTTTCAAGCTCAAACTAAAGAGCGTAAGCCGATTAATAGTTTGTCAACAATAATGGACTATACAGCTGAAGGTATCAAGAAAGTAGCTGGGGATTTGATAGATTTAGGTAGGTCAGCAATTAGGAGTTATACAGGGTTACACAATAATAACAATGCAGTAATAACAGGAAAACAATATGTTACTTTTAGGAATACCCAAGTGCAAGTAGATGGAACAACCCAATTAGAAAACTTAGATATTCACCCTTATTATGCACGAATTTACGATGATTATTATTTTAGAACAGATGTTGATGAAATGGATGTCAGATACTTATGTTCTAAACCAATGTATATAGGTACATTTCAAGTGAATGCTTCTGATACTATTGGACAGAATTTATTTGCGCATCCTATTTCACCGATGATAGAAGTTAATGATTATTTTGGAACGGTTTATCCTACATATTTTGCTCCCATGCGCATGTTTTATGAAATGTCTAGGTTTTGGAGTGGTAATTTAAAATTACACATACAAATGGTAGGAAGTAATTTTCATTTTTGTAAATTACTTATTTTTAAGAATTATGCCACTTTTAAAGAGCCTTTCGTGCACTTAACTAATATAGTACCTGATTATGAAGAGATTCACAACAGTAATATTGATGTTTTAGAATTTTCAGCGGGAGGACAAACGCATGTTATTGATTTGCCTTTTTGTTCAAATTACAACCAAATTGAATGTACTAAAGATTACAGTGCTAATGCTACTTTACATGGTATGGTTTATGGATATCTTAACCAACCATTAGTAACTAATGGATCTGTAAATAGTTCAGTCCAATTTAATGTTTACATGTCAGGAGGCGATAATTTAGAATTTGCGGGGTTTTCCACTGATTTTATTGATACAACAGGAGTATCAATTCCTATTTATCCTCCGTTACCTACATCGAGCAAAATATTAGAAGAGGATATTTATCAAGCACAATCAAAAGAAGGTGATGGAATAAACCCAGTAACAGTAGATACAGCTACGCAAGAAGTTTTGTCACCTATTATGCCAGAAGATTATAATCATAATACTATTTCTTCTATACATCCTAATGTTTCAGTTAGAGATTATGTTAGAATGTTGTATCCATCAGTTTTGACGACTATATCACCCACAACAAAAGAAAATTTTTATGTATTTGATCCCTTAATTTGGTTAGGTTCGGGAGATGGTTCTTTAAATACAATGCTTAGTGCCATATATTCTTCATATCTTGGTTTTACAGGTGGGTTAAAATTAAAAATTAAAATTTTAAACGTAGCAGGTGCTTCTGTCTTTTACAAACCACCTGGCATATATGCATCAACGTCTCCTAGTGGTTTAGCATCCTCAGCAGGTTATGTAGCCAGTAATGGTGCTTTACAACTAGATTATGCTCAACGTATTGCATTTAATCCAACAAATTTACCTTTTTCCTTACCTACACAGGAAATCAATGATTATACTAGACCGTATTCAGGTACTGGTTCAGGATCAGCTAGTTCTACTGTTGGTAACAATTTTGTTTTTGATCTCAAAATTCCTAATTACAATATGTGTAATTATGTTGGATCAGCCAAAAAGTATTATACAGGACAAGAGACAACATCAGTTGAAAACGATATGGGTGAGGTATACGTTACATTTACTGCAGCGTATGATGGATCTAGTTATGGAAAAGCTACTATTATAGTTTATGTAGGTTTTGGAGATGAAGCTCGTTTTGGATTTCAAGTTTACAATCCTATTAAAACAATTCCGGGTATAACGTTGAATGGTACTAAATTTAGACAAAGTGTTTATACAGGAAATAGTTTCGGTATTGTAGTCAGTTCAGCTCCCTCTAGTTTTTATTATTTTAAAATTACGTAGTTTTGTTTTCTTTTTATTTATATAAGGAGGAAGTATAAATATATCCTTTAATTTAGTTTGTTAGAAGTATTGTG